CCAGCACGATCAAGGGGGGCGGTCGTGTTCACGACCTCGAAACCTGACGCGACGATGCGGTAGGCCTGGAGGTCGGAAGGCGAGCCGGCAACGAGGTAGTCATCGAGCGATAGGAAGGCTCGATTCTCGTTGATGCCCGTGAACGTGTTGTTGCCCGCAGTGACGATAGACGCTTGGAGGCCGTCCATGCGGCTGGTCGTATTACTGTTGATTAAGAACGTCCCTGGCATGGGGTTGCCCGGTTGCGAATGTGGGTAGTAAGCCCCAAAAGCGGTCGAAAGATTGGCGGCGCTGTTGGTCTTGGAAAAGTCCACCGGCATGTTGACGATGTTGCAGTCCCAAGAACCAGCGCCGGGGTTGCTAATAACCATCGACTGCTGGGTTCGCACGACAAGCGACGGTTCAGTCTCGATGTCAGGGATGCCATCAAGGTCTGAAATCTCATAATCGTGGAACGGATCCAGGGCACACTTAACCCAAGCGGAACCAGCATGAGAAAGTGCACCATGGGAAGAAAGACTGTCCAGGGGGTCACCACCTTCGATGACCTTTTCGAGTGCCTTGCGTGTGCGAATGTTGGAAACCATGTTTGGCGAGTTGGTAGAATCGGTCGTAACCTTTATAATCCCACCCACCCGCCGACACGAGAAGTGCGCCGCCCACTCCTAACGGAGTGGGCGGCACCCCGCGGCCACGGTGCTTGGCGTTGTCGTTGCCAATGCTTCCATGTCCGCGGGGGTCTGGGCAGCCGCGTAGGACTTCGCGAGTTGCTCAACACTCGCGATGTCCATGCCCAGTCGCTCAGCCACAACCTTCTTCGCCGAGTGCTCGTAAGCATCGTCGAAAGGGTGCGGCCCGCGCTTGATCTTGAATGCCAACTCGCGGTCCTCAGACGTGTTGGACTTGGTTCGCTTGCCCTTTGGCTGGCCATAAACGCGCATTATGGCTCGGGCGTACTCGCCCACCAACGGCGTCTTGCCGTCGACCGCATCGTAGCCGCTCGCCTTGTCGTATCTGGCGTGTTCGAGCGGGCGCGTGCTGCATGTCGTGGGCAGCTTGCGCAGAGCTCGAAGCGGCTCGCAAATGCTTGTGGTCGTCTCTAGCGGGCGGACGTACACCCGCGACAAGAAATCCAGTGGTGAGCTATTCGACTCGCGCTCGTCTACCGTCCATTTGAACCCCAGCAAGGTTGCTGTCTCGCACCATGCCTTGATATGCTCCTCTAGGCCATCGTCCCCATACTTCGGGAGGATGTTGTTGTATGCCTCGAGGTGTGGCATGCCGAGACGTCGCATGGTCAAGTACGAGATCAACGCATTCGTGTGCGTATTCAGCGCGGTCGTGTCAGCCGCGCCCGATAGGTTCATGGTGCCAGAGTCGATAGACTTGATCCGCTCGGGTTGCGGGTAATTGCGCTTGACCTTGACCTTTGGGATAATGGTCTTGTTGGTCTCAGAGCCGAGTACCTGGCGTACGTATTTGGCCCCGCCAGGATTTTGGCAGCCGCGGGCAACGGACTCGACGAAGCACTTGCGCGTAAACGCTGAG